GGCGGCGGACTTGCACCGACGGGTGCTTATATCTGCGGAAGAGAAGATCTTGTCGAGCTTTGCTCCTACGTCTGGACAGCTCCCGGACTTGGCGCAGAAATGGGATCCTATGCTGCTTCTTACCGTCCGTTCTTTGAAGGACTTTTCCTCGCTCCGCATATTACGCGTCAGGCAATGATGAGCGCCGAATTCTGCGCTGCTGTATTCAAGGTGCTCGGCTTTGACGTCGTTCCTGAACCGGGCCATTTAAGGACTGACCTTATTACAGCCATTACTTTGGGCTCTGAAGAAAATATGTGCAGCTTTGCCGAGGCCGTGCAGAACTGGTCTCCGGTTGATTCGGATGCCGTTCCTGTCCCGGGGCCCATGCCCGGATATACGGATCCGATCATTATGGCAGCAGGCACTTTCGTCCAGGGCTCTACAATCGAAATGTCAGCTGACGGCCCTGTAAGACCTCCGTACATCATGTACTTCCAAGGCGGTCTTGTTTTTGAACACACCATGCTTGCCGTAATGGGCGCTGCAGAGAAGATCCTCGCTGCCAGAGGCGGTCTCGAAGATTAATAAAATACAGATATGCAATAAAGGACTGTGAATGGGAATGCCATTCACAGTCCTTTTGCGCGGGGGAATTTCATCAAAGAAATTTATATTAACAATCTGAAATACCGGTGCTATAATATGACGTGTTCAAGGGGCTATAGCTCAGTTGGTCAGAGCACTTCGCTCACATCGAAGAGGTCTCCGGTTCGAACCCAGATAGTCCCACCAGAAGTTCATCTCTGCTTAGCAGATTGCCATAAACAACTCAGGAAACTGGCGCCTGGGAAAATACAGCAAAAGGGCGGAATCCTTTTTTGGAGAACTGTAAAATGATCTCTTTTTATCTGTCATTTTTCAGTTGCTTTTTACAAACGCATCATATATAATAATGACACGTTACTTGGGGTTATAGCTCAGCTGGTTAGAGCGCTTCGTTGACATCGAAGAGGTCTTTGGTTCGAATCCAAATAGTCCCACCATTTGTACATTTGTACGAACAGCTCTCTATTCTTACAGGGTTCGTGAGAATAGGGAGTTGTTCTGCGTAATTGTACTGGATTTCAACGTATTCATTACAAATATAGACGGCACGAACAAGAGACGTGAGAAGTATATCGTTATATTTCTCCGTCTCTTTTGCTTTTTCGCGGATTGTTTCAAAGAAAAACTGGATTTTTTCTTCCGTCAATAGCCCACTCCCTTGCATTAGCGATGCCTTCGCTAGTTTTTCTTTCAACACGTCCAGGGTTCGTTCGTTTTCATTCAGCGATTCAACCAGCGCATTTGACATGACACCGTTCTCAATAGCCTTTATACAGTTGTCAATTTTCTTTTGACAGCTGGAAATGTGATTTTTTATGGCACGTATTTCCAATTCGCTTTCGTCCCGTGGGCGTAGTTTCACAGCCTGCCTTGCGATTTCTTTTATAGCCTTTTTACTCGATAAAATCTCATGTGTTTTGTCACAAACAAGCTTTTCTAACACATCTGCGCGTATGTTTTTTGTCTCACAATACTCGTATCTCGCACTTCTATGGTGGTGTGAACAGCCGTAATAGCAATACTTGTTTCCGTTTTGCGATTTCCCGGAGGTCCCTGATACTTTTGCACCACAGGAGGCGCAAAAAGCTTTCCCCGCTAACAAATAATTGTTGTTTGTCCGGTAAGAGCTACTTTTCATGGCATTTATCCTTTCCTGCACTGCGTGAAACGCTTCTTTGGAGATAATCGGTGGTATTATCCCTTCTTTCTTTATGTCTTTCCATTGAAATGTACCGATATATCGCTCATTATGCAAGATATAATAAACACGGCTGCGCGAAAATACCTTTCCAGCGTCCGTCGTGTACTTTTTGTCGTTCAATTTCCTCTCAATTCTGGCTACCGACATGCCGTCTAGGAACATTTGATATATCATTCGCACGATAGGGGCTTTCTCTTCGTTTATTATCAGACGCCCGCCTTTGTCTAGCTTGTATCCCAGTGGGATAACGCCGCCCGGCCATTTCCCTTCCAGCGCGTTTTGCGTCATGCCGCGCAATACATTTTCCGATAACTCTGCGCTGTAATATTCTGCCATGCCTTCAATGACCGATTCGAGCAAAATCCCTGACGGGTCATCCGCTATGTTTTCCATTGCAGAAACGACTTTGACACCATACTTTTTCAGCTTATGCTTGTATTTTGCGCTGTCATAGCGGTTCCTGGCAAATCGGTTCAGCTTATAGACCAGGATGACATTGAAGGCCATTGTGGCGGCGTCTCTGATCATCATCTGGAACTCCAGACGCTGATCGGAGCGGCCGGTCATAGCGCGATCCGCATAAGTGTGGAGAATGGTGATATTGTTCCGGCGGGCGTAGTCCTCACAAACGCGCAACTGGCCTTCTATGGACTCCTCGCGCTGCCGATCGGACGAATATCTTGCATATATGACGGCCTTTGCGGCCTGTTTTTCTTCTGTTTTAGGCATAAAAAGAGCCTCCTTCTTTGGCATTGGGAGGCTTTATGATATAATATACACATAATCTGCCTCCTTGGATGAGTGGATTATAACCGCAACCTGGTACTGGTAATGCCGGGCTGCATTCCCCTGTCATATTTCGCGATATGGCAGGGGCTTTTTATTTTGTTTTCACTTTGCCTTGATGTCCAATAGCTTCCTTTATATATCCCTCCCTGACTTTTTCAGTTTAATGAAACGGTGCGGCACTCCGCGGCAATTGGCCAGCGTGTAAATAGATGTCCCCGGATGCTCTGCCAGATACCCATCATTCAACAGCAGCTCTACAGCAAACATGTTTGCCAGTCTCTCCACCCGGTCAGCATTGATATCCATGGTGTATGTCTTGAGCCACTGGGTATTGTCATTGGGCGTACAAAGCGCATGACCAAGTTCATGCGCACAGACAAACGGCAGCATAGATTCCGGTGTCCGTTGGGCATCAATGATAATAAATTTTGAACGTTTATATTTGAGATAGTTGCCGTATTTTCCGCCCAGGTCAGAATACATGATGATGATATTCTGACACGCGGCCAGCCGAAATGGGTCATCTGTTTTATAGCGTCGGATAAGAGCGGCAACTTTTTGCTGCACATCCATAGTCTTAATCCCTCCGGTATTTTTTCGGCGTATATTTCTTCTTGGCTATCTTCTTTGCCTGGATCATGGCAGCCTTAATGGTCGCTTTGAAGGCTTCAATGTCTTCGATATCATCCTCTCCTTCAAAGGCGGCAGAGGAAATAGAGTTCATCATGTCTTCCAGATCTGACTCAATTTCACGTTCATCGCGCCGGTTCAGGTTCGGCTCTTCGTCAAATCCCATAAGCCAGGCAGGGCTGACATGCAAGGCTTTAGCGATTAGAGCAATCTTATCTTGCTTTGGCTCATACTTCCCATTTAGATATTCCGAAAGGGAAGAGTTGCTGATGCCAGTCAGCCTAGATAAATCGGCCTTGTTCATATTTTGTTCTGTGAGTATCTTCTTTATCCTATTGATTAAAATATTGTTCATAATGTCTCCCTCTATCCTAGTGAAGCATTCAAATCGTCATCACTATGATATACGATTTCTCGAATAAAATCAATAAAATTTCATCGTTCTTTTCGGAAAATCGTTGACACATAAAAAACCATGTGCTATGATTCAGTTAAGAAATTTCGACAAGTCGAAAACGCCGAAAGGGGGTGAAGGCAATGAGAGGAAAAGAAAGGCCAAAATTTAAGTACGATTATCTCAGGGGATTTATCCGTGAAAACTTCGAGACGCTTGCAAATTATGCCAGCTTTTTGGGTATATCCCCGTCTACATTGAATGACCGTCTTAATGGCAATACCAGCTTTACTCAGGACGATATTTATAAGACCGCCAACTTTGCCCTTGACAGAAAATTGACGGCAGCTGAAGTAGATCTTCTTTTTTTTAACTTTTAATTTCGGAAACTCGAAAAATAGAGGAGACAGGTGATATGGATGCTCTTATGCAGTACATCAGGGACTACATCCGGAGCCATCCGGATGAATACCAGGAATGGCTGAAAGCAAAAGGCCAAGATGAGGATAGGCATGAAGCCCACCTCCAGGATCGGGCTCTGGATTTTGGAAGGCCGGAGGAAGCGTTATGAGGCATAAGAAGTTGAAACTGGCAAATGAGGACGAAGAAGATGACTAGAAATTGCGATTTGGGGCTGTTTCCCCGCCTGATAGAGCAGTGGAGGCTGGAAGAGGAAGCCAAAGAAGCCGAAGAAGCAAGACGGATCCAGCTGGCTTCCCGCCCAAAGTTTGACTCTGATAAGACCCGAGAAGAGTCTTTCGTGGACCTGCTGACTACTTGGGCGGCCTTGACGTGCTTGTTCCTCGATTATGCGCTGTTTATTATTTGCTTCGGGTAAGAAGGAGGAGGCTCATGGTACGCGGCCCACCAAAAAAGCCGATGAACGAAGGACCATTCGTTCATCGGCACAGGTAAAAACCACCTATTTGTATTATAGCACAGGAGGAAAAGACTTATGGTAACTATTACATTTTCCGGCGATGCCGAGGAAGTGCTGCTTGAAATGCAGCAGCTTGTGAATATGAAGAAAGTTGAAGAAACGCCGAAGAAAGAAGCCCAAAAGGTAACAAAGGTGCCTAATGAAGAACCAAAGAAGGAAACACCTAAGTTGAAAGAAGCCCCCAAGCCTGAAGAACCTAAGCAGGGAGAACCAAAGAAGGAAGAGCCCAAGAAGGTCGAAGAAGCTCCAAAGCCGAAAGAAACCCCAAAGCCTGAAGAACCAAAGCAGGAAGTCAAGAAAGAAGCTCCAAAGGAAGAACCCAAACAGGACGACACCGGCGACGCTCCGATGACAGAGGAGCAGACGGCAGAACTCCGCACGCTGTGCATGAACTATTGCAAGAAAGTACCGGACGGTAAGGAACGGATCAAGCAGCTGCTGAAAGGTAAAGGCTGCGCCCGCGTTACCGATCTGCGGCAGAAGGATATCCCGGAATTCAAAGCACTGGTATTGGTCTGATGGGACACGCTATCTTATCCGCCAGTGGGGCGGCCAGGTGGCTGGCCTGCCCGCCCTCTGCTAGGGAAGAGCAGAAATACCCGTCGGAATCTAGCCCTTATGCCCGGGAAGGAACCCGGGCGCACGCCTTAGCGGAAAAGCATCTAAAGCGATACCTCGAGACGGGGGACGCTACCGTAACCTTTGAGGAAGACGCCGGGATGGCCGAGTCCGTGCAGTCCTATGTGGATACGGTTGTCGAGAAGATCACCGAGGCTAGAACGGCCAGCAAGGATGCACAGATATTCATCGAAAAGAAATTGGATTTTTCCCAATGGGTACCCCACGGCTTTGGCACCGGCGATGCGGTGATACTCTCCGACGCGTTCCTGGAAATCATTGATTTGAAATATGGTAAGGGCGTACCTGTAAGCGCTAAAAACAACCCTCAGATGAGGCTATACGCCCTCGGCATGTATGCCCTTATGGGTTGGCTCTATAGCGCCGAGAATGTGCGGATGACCATCGTACAGCCCCGCCTAGATAGCATTAGCACCGAGACCATCACGGTGAAGGAGCTGCTCGCCTGGGGCGAATCCATCAAGGATATAGCTGACAAAGCTTTTCAGGGGGAGGGGGAGTACAAAGCGGGGGATCACTGCCGTTTCTGCCGTGCCCGCAAAGTGTGCCGCACCCGGGCGAACGCTTTGAAAAAGGTGTATCGTAAAGCCTTTGCACCCGGAAACGAACTGGAACCCGAAGAGATCGCCGAAATCGTACTTCAGGCGAAGAATGTACAGACTTGGTTAGATGAAGTGAAAGAGTACGCTCGTGTAAAGGCCATTAGCGGGGAGAAGTGGCCGGGGCTGAAGCTCGTTCAAGGGCGCAGCGTACGGAAGATTATCAATAAAGAGGATGCGGGGGAATTGCTGGTAAGTGAAGGCTTCCCCCGTGACAAGATTTTCAAAACCCAGCTTTGCACAATTACAGAGCTAGAAAAGGTATGCGGCCGTAAGAAGCTAAAGGAGCTTTTACAGGACCAGCACGGTTACATCATAAAGCCCAAAGGGGAGCCGACCCTAGTGTCCAGTGATGATAAACGTGAAGAAATTCAAAATATTAAAGACTTGTTTGAGGAGGAATCTCAATGAAAAGTGTACAGATTAAAACCGGTGTTGTTCGTCTGAGTTTTGCCCATGTATTCGAACCGGTAGAGGATGATCGGGGCAATTTGAAATACAGTGCCTCCCTTCTGATCCCCAAAGGCGACACCGCCACGGTAGCCAAATTCAAAAACGCTATCAAGGATATGCTGGCTGATGCAGAAGTAGTTCAGAAGTTGGGAGGAAAGACAAAGGGCATTCACATCCCGATCAATGACGGGGATGAAAAGTATGAATCCAATCCGAAGATGTACGCCTCCTATAAAGATTGTTACTACGTGAACGCCAAAGCCAATGAAGATTATCCACCGGCGCTTTTCGATAACCACCGTAATGAAATCGTAGACAAAATCTTGATGTATAGCGGCTGCTATGTACAGGCTATCGTGAATCTGTTTCCCTATCACAATAAGGGCAATACCGGTATTGGCGTAGGGCTTCGTGGCCTGATGAAGGTAAGAGACGGGGAAGCCTTGGGGGGTACTGGTGTATCGGCCAACGACTTCGATGATTTTGAGGATTCTGACGACGATATTTTTTAAGAGGTGAGTGTTATGCCTACACTGTCAATTGACCTGGAAACCTACAGTAGCAACGATATCAAGTCAGGGGTCTACAAGTATGTAGACGCTGACGATTTTGAAATCTTGCTACTGGGGTATGCCTTCGACGATGACCCGGTGCGGGTGGTAGACCTTACCAAAGAGGAGATGCCTGCACCGATTGTGCAGGCTCTTTTCAATTCGTCCATTACCAAAACGGCATTTAATGCCAACTTCGAAATGACATGCTTTAGGAAGCTATTTCCTGAAATGCCCTATGACCAATGGGAATGCACCTCTGTACTGGCCTTATATAATTCTCTTCCTGTCAGTCTGGCGGAGGTAGCCAAAGCGCTTCATATGGACGAGGACAAGCAGAAGGATATACGGGGCAAGGCGCTGATCAACTACTTTTCTAAGCCCTGCAAGCCCACCAAGGCCAATGGGGGCCGTACTAGAAACCGTCCTTCTGATGCACCGGACAAGTGGGCTACCTACATAGAGTACAACCTCCAGGACGTGGTGGTGGAGCGGGCTATACGAAAAAAGTTACTGGAGCTAAAGCCACCGGAGGAGGAACATCGGTATTGGCTCCTTGACCGATGGATCAATGACAACGGGGCGCGAATCAATAAGACTCTGGTAAGGAATGCTATCCAGATGGATGCGGATTTCAGAGCCATCATGACAGAGAAGGCCCAAAGGCTTACCGGGCTTTCTAATCCCAATTCGGTTAGTCAACTAAAGGCATGGCTGGAGGACAAGATACAGAGGCCTATAGCTTCCTTAGACAAGAAAGCCATTGCAGAGATGCTAGGAGACAGCTCACTGCCTTCTATAGCCCATGAGGTGCTAGTGACTAGGCAGCAACTGGGGAAGACCTCAGTAAAGAAATATCAGGCCATGGCCAATGCACTGACTAGGGACGGCCGCATTCATGGTATGTTTCAGTTCTATGGGGCGATGCGGACAGGCAGATGGGCCGGGCGTATTGTCCAACTGCACAACCTGCCGCAAAACCATATGGAGCTGGCGGAGCTGGATGCGGCCAGAAGCATGGTAATGAAGGGGGATATGGAAGCGCTATCTCTCTGCTACCACAGTATCCCCGATGTGCTTTCTCAGCTCATACGAACGGCCATAGAAGCCGAACCGGGGCACCGCTTTATTGTGGCAGACTACTCCGCTATCGAGGCCCGTGTCATTGCCTGGCTGGCCGGGGAGACTTGGGAACAAAAGGCATTCGCTGAAGGGAAAGACATTTACTGTGCTACGGCTTCCGCGATGTTCCATGTTCCGGTAGTCAAGCACGGTGTCAATGGTCATTTGAGGCAGAAGGGCAAAATAGCCACCCTGGCCTGCGGGTACGGCGGCGGTGTAGGCGCCCTAAAAGCTATGGGAGCTGACAAGATGGGGCTCTCCGATGAAGAGCTGCAAGGCATCGTGACACACTGGCGAAAAGCCAGCCCAAATATCGTACGGTTTTGGTGGGATGTGGATGCCGCGGCAAGGCGTGCCATAGAAAAACCGGGCAGGCCTATCACTATCAAGCAAGGAGGCTTTCAATTTTTAGTCAAAAAGGGGGCTCTTTTCGTCCGTCTGCGCTCTGGAAGGCATTTGGTATATATTCACCCTCGAATTGGTAAGAACCGCTTTGGGGGAGATTCTATCCTCTATGCAGGTATGGAGCAGGGCACTAGGAAATGGGGAACTCTGGAAACCTACGGGGGCAAGTTAGTAGAAAACCTGGTACAGGCTACCGCTAGGGATTGTCTGGCGGCTGCCATGTACCGTTTAAAACGGGCGGGCTATAAAATCCTGATGCACGTACATGACGAAATCATCATGGAGATGCCGGAAGGGAAAGGCAGCCTGAAGGAAGCTATACAGTTTATGTGCATTAGTGAACCCTGGGAAAAGGGGCTCATTAAAAATGCGGATGGATTTGAACATCATTACTACATGAAGGACTAGGAGGAACTTATAAATGGATACACGAGTATACCGCGCTTTTGAACAGCAGGTAGAAATGGGAAAGAAGGGGCTGAAGGTCCTGGAAGACTGGGAAAATATGACCGCAGAACAGAAGGCGGAACTGTATCCCCACGCTTCCGATTATGCGGCTATGGTAGATAGAGTGGCCAAGAGCAAGCAGTATTGCTCGGACTGCATCGATGCGGCGCAGACCGTTGTAGACGCCATGGACGCTATGAAGAATATGGAGGCAGAAAAGAAACCAAAGCGCACGAAGAAAGCAAAGAAAGAAGAACCTAAGAAGGATCCAGACTTATTCGACGAAAAGCCAGACGAAGAACTCGATGATCTATTCTAAGAAGGTGTCTTATGAAAACTTTAGCGGTCTACGAAAACGACAAGCTTTTTTCTGCTATCCGTGTCATCGGCTCGGGCGCTGATGAATCGGGGGCGCTTTATGCCATAGGAAAGCGGGCAGTCCAGTTCATATGCCCCGCCTGTGAATCGGGGTTCCTAACTTGTTGCGGCTTTCAAAACCCCTTTTATCCTTTTTCAGATATTGCGCAGTACCACTGCCCTTTGTGCGGCCGTTCCCTGAGTTTATACGATAACTATACGGCGCTCGAGTACTGGTGTTCTAACAATCGCCCACGGTACATTCCCTATAAGATCCGACTGTCTTTGGAAGAATACAAGAACTCTCTGGATTTGGATATCGTAACGGTCAATGCCCGATTGGACACGGAAAAATTTGCACTGTGCGGCGTGCGGAGAAGGTTAAAAATCCGTTTTGACTGTAAGAACCATTCTGTGGAGGTGCTAAGGGCGGGCGGTCGGCGACTTGACCGACTGGGGATGGTTTGGCCATTCAGGGCGGTAGAGAGGGATGTGCCCGAGGGGTATATCCTGCTAAGGGATACCCCGCTTAGGTATCTAAGTAAGGATAGCAGCATTCACGGCGAAGAACGGAAAAAGCTAGATGCCTTTATCCGGGCGCTCTACGCGGCGGTGACGGAAAGGCTGGAAAAGCGAGTGGGGCATAAAATACGATCCGTGTATGTACCGTCAAATGGTGGGAATTTTGAACGGGGAATGTTAGAGGACCCTTTGGCCAATCTGGCCTGGCGTTGGGCCTTCCCAGAGGGGCGAAACCTCACTCGTGGTGAACGCTTATTTACACCTGATAAGGACGAGATTTTAGACCTGATGAACCTGATGGACAGGGGAAGACATGGGGAGCCTTACGTATACGCTATGAAGGGCGCCTATAGGCTTCCCGGGGGCAAGAAAACACTGTCGCTGCTTCCTACCGTGCCTCTCATGGATCTGGACAACCTCAAGCAGCTGGGCGTTATTCTCAAGACCCCTGAGTACTTCGTGGAAGGGGCGGCGAAGTGCCTGCAAACGATAAGCCGCCATAAAACGATATCGTGCCCCTTTACTATTGCGCTTCTCCGGCACCGGGGAAGCGCAGCGGTGAAGAACTTTGTGATGAAGCTTCTTGCTAAAGACTGGGGAACGGAGGAGGATGACACGGCCCGCACTTATGACCTACTTACCAACGAAAACAAGGCTCTATTCTGGGCGCAGAAACCACGGTCCCGAGATATGCACGATGCCCTGACAAGGCTGTATGACAAGCAGGTATACCAGGATATCCCATTACATTATGACGCCGAGGAAAGGAACATGGAAAAGGAAGTAGACGGCTTCCTTTTCCGCCTTCCTAAAAGTACGGGGGTTATCCGGGAGACAGGACGGCGGATGCACAATTGTGTGGGATCCTACTGCGACCGTGTGCGGGCGAAAGATTCGCTGATTGTAGTAGGCTATAAGGACCATACGCCTAAAATCTGCATCGAGGTAAGACGCCGTAGCCTTATACAAGCAAAGCTTTTTGCCAATAAGGCCGTTAGCCGTGTACCAGACGTAAACGCCGCGGTCGTTACCTGGGCGAAACAGTGCGGTATTAGCTACAATACCACGTCGGACGTGAGGGAGGTGACATCTTGAATAAGGAATTAGCTATAGCTACGGCTCCTAGCCGTTTCTCAAAGAGCTGGAAGAATCGGACGACGACATGGGACGAGCTGGTAGAGCAGCTAGAAACCCCGGCGAGAACCGGGGAGACTATGGCAGAGTACCGCGCCATGAAGAAGTCAGAGCGAGATAACCGTAAGGATGTGGGCGGCTTCGTGTGTGGCCGCCTGAAGGATGGACGGCGAAAGAAAGATTGTGTCTTGTATCGTAGCGCAGTAACACTCGATGCCGATTCCGCCAGTAGGGACTTCCTAGACCGTCTGGGCGTGCTGCCCTGCGCTTGGGCGGTTTACTCCACCCACAGCCATACGGAGGAATCGCCGCGGTATCGCTTGGTTGTGCCTTTAGGTAGAAATGTAACGCCGGAAGAATACCAGGCCATTTCTAGGAAGCTGGCGGACATGGTGGATATAGAAGCCATGGATCCCACTACCTACGATATTGAACGGTTGATGTATCTGCCTTCCTGCCCTAGCGACGCGCCCTATATCATGCGGCACCAGGATACGGAGTTTTTAGACCCGGACACGATACTGGCCACCTATGAGGACTGGCGCGATGTGTCTACCTGGCCGGCCAGTGCTAGAGAATCCAAAGTTATCAAGAAGCTGGCCACGGGAAGACAGGCGGATCCTCTGGCTAAAGGGGGCGTTATCGGTGCTTTCTGCAGGGCCTACCCTATCTCTAGGGCGATTGGGGCCTTCTTGGCCAACGTCTATACCCCGACAGAGAAAGATGATCGCTACACCTATGCCCCTGGGAGTACGGTGGGCGGGGCGGTGGTGTACGATGATAAGTTTATGTATTCCCATCATGCCACGGATCCGGCGGGTAACAGGTTGTGTAATGCCTTCGATCTGGTACGGATTCACTACTATGGCGACCAGGACGAGGAGGTAGTACCGGGCACTCCGGTTGCTAAGCTGCCATCCTTCACCGCAATGAAAAAGTTCGCCAGAAACGATCCGGATGTCAAGGAAATACTAAGGAATGAGAGCTTGGCCAGTCTGGGGGCGGCCTTTGGCGAAGAAAAGGTCGAGGGCATAGATTGGAAAGCGAAGCTTGAATGGAGTGACGGGGAACACCCCAAAATTCTTCCTAATGCGTTCAATTTCAAACTGATACTAGAAAACGACGAGAACCTGAAAGACGCGGTAGGTACGAACACTTTTGCATCCCGTATGCAGATAAAGCATAAAGTCCCTTGGCGAACCCGGGAAGACTATAGGGATTTGAACTGGAGGGACACTGACGACGCGGGGCTTCGTAACTATCTATCAACCACCTACAAATTGGTAAGCCGTCAAGTCATCGATGATGCGCTGTCTGAAGTGGCAGGGCGGCATGCCTTCCACCCGGTCAGGGAGTACCTGGCGGGGCTTACCTGGGACGGCACGCCACGAGCTAGGAGTATTTTCATCGACTGGCTGGGGGCAGAGGATAGCGTCTACACCCGGGAGGTAACGGAGAAGTGGCTTCTAGCTGCTGTGACTCGCGTCATGCGGCCCGGGTATAAGTTCGACTATTGTCTGGTACTCTTGGGCCCGCAGGGTATCGGTAAAAGTACGGTGCTGGCCAGGCTAGGGGGCCGCTGGTTCTGTGATTCACTGGTGTCTTTCAAAGGCAAGGATGCTATGGAGATGCTGCTAGGTCATACGATCATCGAGCTTTCTGAAATGCAGGCGGCCACTAGGGCGGAGAATGACCAGGTCAAGGCCTTTATTTCCCGTACAGAGGACAAGTATCGGGCGGCCTATGGTCGTCGGTATCAGAGTTACCCCCGCCAATGCGTTTTTGCGGCTACGACTAACGAGACCGATTTCTTAAAGGATAGGACCGGCGGCCGCCGCTTCTGGGCGCTTTCCTGTGAAGCTATGGGGCGGCCTATAGTCGAGCTGGATAGGGACTATATCGATCAGCTGTGGGCGGAGGTCTATCAGTGGTATCTGCAGAGGGAAACCATCGACCTGGAGCTTTCGGCGGAAAGCCTCAAAGTAGCGAGAAAGCTGCAAGAAGAGCATACAGAGGGGGCGGAACGGAAAGCCTTGGTGCAGTCTTACTTGGATACCTTGCTACCGGAAGACTGGGAGACCCTGGATATAGGTTCCAGGCGCTATTATCTACGGGATCCGGTGCAAATAGCGGAAAAGGGAAAGGTACAGCGGCGCAGGGTCTGCATCCTGGAAATCTGGTGTGAACTGCTGGAAGGAAACAAGAAGGATATGAAGAACCTGGACGCTAGGGAGCTCAATGCCATTATGCAGTCGTTGCCCGATTGGAAGGCGGGGACGACGGCGAGATTTGGGGGAGAGTATGGTATCCAAAGAGTCTATTTTAGAAGTGCTTAGGTTTACAAATGACGGAGCGAAAGATGTAAACGGAAATATTTTTAGGTGTAAACGAAATTATAATTGCGTTTACACCTTCTGTTTACGCTTTGAGCCCCGATACTATCGAAGTTTATTGGATGTGTAAACAATGTAAACAATTTTTCTATAGAGACTTTGAAATTATAGAATTTATAGACCTTTATAGTATCTATAAACTCTATAAATTCTATAATTCGCCCTAGCTAAGTAAAACTCTGTTTTTCTGTTTACACCGTTTACAGAAAGGAAAATGAAGATGCTAGATGAGAGCAAAGTTGACAAATATCTCGCAAGAATTGTCTACCGGGAAGGCGGGCAAAGCTTGAAATTTGTATCCCCCGGAATGGCAGGGGTGCCTGACCGGATTGTTATACTACCGGGCGGGGTTCTCTGGTTTGTAGAGCTGAAGGCACCTCATAAGAAACCTAGGGCCTTACAACGGTTTGTGATGAGGAGGCTCCGAAAACTGGGCTGTCAGGTGGTAACCATTGACAACAAGAAGACGGTCAAGGCCTTCGTGGGTTTACGGGTAAGGAGGCGTGATCATGCGGTTTGTCTCACACAAGTATCAACAGAACGTAATTAACCATATTTTGTCCCACCATGGCACGGGGGTATTTCTGGACATGGGGTTGGGGAAAACAGCGATCACTTTGATGGCCATACTGATAGAAATCTATGATCTTCTGGAAGTTGACAAAGTTCTGATCATCGCGCCTAAAAAGGTGGCGGAGGCTACCTGGCAGGACGAGGCAGCCAAGTGGGAGGATTTCAAGGGCTTACGCATCAGTACCGTACTGGGGACGGAAAAGCAGCGTACAAGGGCTTTGGCCACGGAGGCTGATATCTATATCATTAACCGGGAAAATACGGAGTGGCTCATAAGGTACTACAATGGGAAGCTTCCTTTTACTATGTTGGTGGTCGACGAGAGTACCAGTTTCAAGGACCCGAAGACAAGACGCTGGAGGGCGCTTAAGAAGGTACGGACGTGCTTCAGTAAGGTCATTATCCTGACAGGTACGCCAAGGCCAAACAGCCTGATGGATCTGTGGGCGCAGATTTATTTACTGGACGGGGGCGATAGGCTGGGGAAGACAATTACAGAGTACAGAAATAACTATTTCATACCGGATAAACAGAACGGCCCCATCGTGTATAGCTACCGCATCCGAAACAAGGAAGCAGAAAGAGAGGTGTATGACCATATCAAGGCTATCTGTATTTCTATGAAGGCGTCGGATTACTTGGAGCTTCCTGCGAGGCTCCCTCCGGTGGAGGTTCCGGTAGTACTGGATGCCAAAGCGTGGGGGGTCTACAAGAAGATGGAGAAGGACTGTGTATTGGAGCTGCAAGGGAAGGAGATAACGGCTACCGCGGCCGCAGCGGTAAGTAATAAATTGCTTCAGATGGCTAACGGGGCGGTATATGACGACGAGAAAAATGTGGTGGAAGTACACCGGGCTAAACTGGCGGCGTTAAGGGAAATCATAGACGCTGCCAGTGGTCCGGTTCTTGTGTTCTATAATTTCCGCCATGACTTAGCTAGGATTTTGGAGGAATTCAAGGAAGCCAGAGAGCTGAAGAACGCAGAGGATATCCGCGCGTGGAATGCGGGGCATATCAAGATGCTACTGGCCCATCCGGCCAGCGCCGGCTATGGGCTAAATCTACAAGCGGGCGGTCATATCATCGTGTGGTATGGTCTTACGTGGAGCCTGGAGCAGTATTTACAGGCCAATGCCCGACTGGACCGTCAGGGGCAGAAAGAGCCCGTTATCATCCATCACCTGATAGCTAAGGGTACGATGGACGAGGCGGTGATGCGGGCTTTGGCTACAAAGAAAAAAGGGCAGGACGCTATGATGGCGGCTGTCGGTGAATTGGTACGAGGAGGTGAGAGTAGTGGAAAATAAAGAAATCGATCAATATATCGAAGAACTGGAAGAACAGAAAGACGAGCGGGACGTCGCGGCTATTATTCTGGGGTTCGCCTTCATCGGAGTCCTTGGTATTTTAGTGACCGTCAGTATCTGTGGAGGTTTGGGCTAATGGCTAAGGCAGGAATGAAGCGTTATGTGAGCAATCATAAGGACCCGACATATGATCAAGCTTTGGGAAATATCCGAAAGCAAGAAAGAGCGGCCGCTTTTACGGCGATGCTAAAGGTACGTAGGGTGCTAGAGGCGGCGGGCTATGTTCTGTGGTGCGATCTGAAAATCAGAAGCGATAGAAGCGGCGAGGTCTATGTGAGTAAGTCTGAGTATGTCGGCGTGCGGTTTAAGCACTCCAGCGGTTCACTAAATCATGGCCGCCACAGGATACCGGATTGTGAAAAATGATCTGGTGATCGAGAAAGTAAGGGCCGGAAACAAATATATCTTCCATAAGGTGAAAGAAGGAGGCAGCTAGATGAGTGAAGCGAAGGATTTTCTGGAAATGGTACGGGAAAAGCGCAGGAAGGTGCGGCGCATGGAAGAGGCGCTGGCGGAGAATACGGCTCGGGCAGAATCGGTGACGGGGCTCGCCTTCACCGAGCGGGTGCAGACCTCGAACAAATCCACCATCGATGCCACGCTGGCAGCTCTCGAAGAAGAGCGGCAGAAGCTGGTGGACGCACAGAACGAGCTGAAAGACATGACGGAACGGGCTAAAGCCCTCATCAACACGGTCAGGGAGGATGAGGTGACGTGGCAGATCCTGTGGCACCGCTATATCCTCGGGGAGAGCTGGAAAGAGATGTCCGCCCGGCTGCACTATAGCAGGACCAGTCTGTATCTGAAACTCGAGCAGGGATTGGGCTTGATTCAAGAAAGATTGAACACTACTGAACATGATTGAACACGACTGAACATAAAAATGTGTTAAACTATAGAAAAGGAATTGGGCAAAAGGCATTGTAAATCGTTTTCCTCCTTTGCAAAAGGCTCGCGGCAACGCGGGCTTTTTTGCTGCTATTTTCGAGAAGTGAGGTGGTGACAGGGGATGAAGTCGCTGACGGTGAAGCAGCGGCGGTTCGTAGACGCATATATCGAGACGGGAAATGCGGCGGAAGCCGCCAGACGGGCAGGCTATAAATCACGCAATGCTGATGTGATGGGCCGTGAAAACTTACGAAAACCTACGGTCAGAAAAGTACTGGAGGCCCGGTTGAAAGAGCTCGAGGACGCGCAGATCGCCGAGGCCCGCGAAGTGCTCATCTATCTCACCTCGGCCATGCGCGGGGAAATCGAAGAGGAGGTCGTTGTCGTGGAAGGGACTGGCGTCGGCCGCAGCGCGGCGAGAATCATAGAAAAACAGATCGGGGCCAATGACCGTATCAAAGCAGCGGTGCAGCTGGCGAAGCGCTACGGACTGGACAGGCCGGAAGATGCTGACGGTGAGGCGCACATTACATTCAAGTTTGAAAGAGGCGGGGATGATGGAAATTAACGTAGCGGACCATGTGGGGCCTGCTTTTGATGCCGTATTCCAAGACATCATTCATCACCGTCATACCCATTATTGGATGAAAGGCGGCCGCGGCAGTACGAAGTCGTCTTTTGTGAGTGTCGTGCTGCCTATCCTGCTTTTGCAAAATCCCAAGTGCCATGCGGTCGTACTCCGAAAAGTCGGGAACACCATCAAGACATCGGTTTATCCGCAGGTATTATGGGGAATCGATGCTATGGGCCTTAATGGTTTGTTTTCCGCAAAGATTTCCCCGCCGGAAATCACCCTGAAGCATACGGGGCAGAAGATTTATTTCATGGGCGATGATGATCCCATGAAGCTCAAGTCCATCAAGCCGCAATTCGGCTATATCGGTGTGGTGTGGTTTGAAGAATTCGACCAGTTCGCCGGTATGGAAGAGATCCGGAATCTGAACCAGTCCTTGCTTCGCGGCGGTGATAAATACTGGGAGTTCTGTTCTTTCAATCCGCCAAAGTCGAGAAACAACTGGGTGAATGAAGAACAGCTCTATGACGATGCGGACAGGCTGGTACACCATTCCACCTATTTGCAGGTCCCGAAGGAATGGCTAGGCAGCCAGTTTCTGCTGGAAGCGGACAAGCTGAAGGGGAAGAATCTCAAGAGCTACGAGCATGAGTATCTGGGAAAAGTCACAGGGACCGGCGGCACCGTATTCGAGAATGTGGAGGATCTGCGCATGAGCAATGAGATGATCGCACAATTCGACAGGCTGCATTGCGGGCTGGACTTTGGCTTTGCAGTCGATCCGTTGGCTTTCGTCCAAATGCACTATGACGCCAAGAAGGAAGAGCTGTATATCTTTGACGAAGTATACCAGCAGAAACTCACGAACCGCGCTGTGGCGCAAATTCTGCGCGCCAAGCACCTCACGGCACCGATCATTGCCGACTCTGCAGAGCCGAAGAGCATTGCTGAAATACGTGACATGGGCTTCAACATTATCGGATGCCGCAAAGGGCCTGATAGTGTAGCTTACGGTATCAAATGGCTGCAGGAACGGCGGAAGATATACATCGATAAGCGCAGGTGCCCGAACACATACAGGGAATTTACCTGCTACGAATACGAGAGAAATCGTCAGGGGCAGTTTATTTCTGCCTACCCTGACGCAGACAACCACGCTATCGATGCCACGAGATACGCCTGCCAGAATGAAATGGCTAGGGCTAGAGTGAAGATTTTAAGGAGGTGAGAACGTGGATTTAACCGTAGCTAGAAAAATGATACAGAAATATGTCACCGGGCACAGCGAATTTTTAAAACGGGCCCTGACGGCTGACAGGTATTACGATAACCTGAATGATATCCTATTCGCTCCCAGCAGGCAGGAGAAAGAGGCAAAGGGCGATATCGAGAACCCCATGCGCACGGCAGACAATCGAATCCCCATGAGTTTTTACAGCCTGCTGGTGGATCAGAAGGTGTCTTACCTTTTTACTGCCCCACCTTTGTTTGATACACATAGCGATGACGTCAATAAGGTGATTACTGATACACTGGGAGGCAGTTATGCAAGCAGAATCCAAGAGCTGGCCACCAATGCATCCAATGCAGGGGTCGGATGGCTGCACTACTGGATTGATGAGAATGAGAAGTTCCAGTATGCCGTAGTACCCAGTGAGGAGATTATCCCGATTTGGTCGCCCAAATTGTCCCATGATCTGCTGGCAGCGCTCCGCGTGTATCGTGAGTACGATGATAACGGTGACGCCTACAAGGTTTATGAGTATTGGAATGACCGGGAATGTGAGGCTTATCGAATCCCGGAATCTGATGAAACGATGGATAGGCTATTCCCTTATGGCTGCTTTGCTGATTTTTACAATGCGGGATTGTCTGAAGCGGATAACCAGTTTATCCATAACTTCGGCCGGGTGCCGTTTATCCCATTCCGCAACAATCAACGAGCTACTAGTGATCTCAATAAAATCAAAAAACTGATAGACGCTTATGACAAAACATTAAGCGGTTTCATGAATGACCTGGAGGATATTCAAGAGATCATTTTTATTTTGACCAATTACGGCGGGGAAGACCTAAACGAATTCCTGAAGAACCTGAAATACTACAAAACCATTTCCGTGGAATCTGCAGGTACAGGGGATTCGTCTGGGGTGTCCACTCTAAATATCGATATTCCGGTAGAAGCCAGGGATAAGATGCTGGAAATCACCCGAAAGGCGATCTTTACCATGGGGCAGGGGGTAGATCCGGAGCAGCAGGGACTGGATAAGACTTCCGGCGAAGCCATGAAATTCGTTTATTCCCTGCTGGAGCTCAAGGCGGGGCAGATGGAAGTCCAATTCCGCATGGGATTCGACGAATTGCTTCATGCGATATTGCGGCATTATGGGAGGGACACAGCAGGCATCGTACAGACATGGACGAGAACGTCCATTAAAAATGACTCTGACCTTGTGACCATGTGCAGCAATTCCGTGGGCATTGTTTCCAATAAGACGATCTTATCTCGCCATCCATTCGTGGATGATCCAGAAGCAGAAGCAAAACAGATCGAAAAGGAACGCAAAGAGCAGGATGCGCAGGCTGATCCCTATGGAGGGGATTTGGATGGCAAGAAAGATGACTAGTTTTTTATTTCCTAACGTGGCAGGTGAACCACGGTAAAAACCGGAGGAGGATTTTATGAATCAGGAAGAATTATTTGCTGAATTGGGCATCGCAGCCGATAAAAAGGAAGCAGCGAAAAAAGCGCTGACTGCTTTCTTAGATGGTGCGTATGTACCAAAATCTCGTTTCAATGAGGTCAACGAGGAAAAGAAGACCTTAACCGCTACTGTAGCGGACCGTGACAAACAACTGGAAACCCTCAAAAAGTCTACAGGTGATCTGGACGCATTAAAGAACCAGATTAAATCCCTGCAGTATGCCAATAAGAAGGCCCAAGAGGAAGCTGATGCGAAAATGAAAGAACTCCGTATCAATGACGCTATCAAACTGGCTATTGTGGACAAAGCGCAGGATGTGGACATTGTTTCCAGCTTGTTCGACAAGGCCAAACTCATCCTTGGTGACGATGGAAAAATCACCGGATTGGACGAACAGCTGAAGGAACTGCAAAAGAACAAAGCATTTTTGTTTAAGCAGGCCGGCCCTAACCCGAAGTATGACCCCAAAGGCGGAACCGGAAACCCCAGCACCAATCCATTCGCAAAAGATACGTTTAACCTCACTGAACAGGGAAGATTGCTCAGAGAAAATCCGGAACAGGCCAAAGCCTTCGCACAGGCCGCCGGAGTAACCATTTAATCTAAAAGGAGACAATACAAATGGCAGGAACTACTATTTCCGATATCATCGTCCCGGAACTGTTTAATCCATACGTAGTGCAGAAAACCATGGAGAAATCTGCATTTTTCAATTCCGGTATTATTACTAGAAGCCCGGCATTCGATGCCCTGGCGAGCGAAGCAGCACGTACTCACAACATGCCATTCTTCGAGGATCTGCAGGGAGACGCTGACAACATCGTAGAAGGGCAAACCATCGAAGCACAGAAAATCACATCCAAGAAAGATGTATCCACTACCATCATGCGTAGACAGAAATGGAGTGCTTCCAATCTGTCTGCCGCACTGGCTGGTAAGGACCCGATGGCCGCTATTGGCGACTTGGTAGCAGGCTATTGGGCTAGACAGTACCAGAAGGAACTCATCAATATCCTTGCTGGCGTATTCGCTTCTACTTCCATGAAAGACCATATTCTGGATATTTCTGCACTGGAAGGGGAAGCTGCCAACATTTCTGCCTCTGCGGTCATCGATACCCTCCAGCTCATGGGCGATGCACAGGATCAGCTTTCCGCTGTGGTGATGCATTCTGCTACCAAAGCATACCTGAAGAAAAAGAACCTCATTTCTACCGAAAGAGATTCTACCAACGTAGAATTCGATATCTATCAGGGCCGTCGCGTTATCGTAGATGATGGATGCCCTGTAGTGAGTGGTGTATATACCACCTACTTCTTCGGTACCGGTGCCATTGCTTACGGAGAAGGTTCTCCGGTTCGTTTCGTGCAGACCGAAACCAAACGTGACCCGGATGACGGCGCTGGCGTAGACATGCTCTATAACCGTCGCTGCTTTATCATGCATCCACGTGGAGTAGCATGGACCAACAAGAAGAGGACCAATCCGGAATCCCCAACTCGCGCAGAACTGGCGGATGCCACCAATTGGAATCGTGTATATGAATCCAAAGCTATTCGCATGGTAGCGATGAAACACAAGGTCGGCTAGTCATGGATAAGCAGTCAGAGAATGAAGCATACTGGGCGGCTAGAGCCACTGCCTACGAGGAAGCGTGGCACAATCGTTGCCAGACTACCGTAGAGCGCGATCTGGCGGCGTATTATGAGCAGGCTCTGGCTGACATCCAAAGGGACATCGCTGCTCTGTATGGGCGCTTCGCGAAAGATAACAAACTATCTATGGCAGAAGCGCACAGACTGTTGACGGGCGATGAATATCGCGTCTGGCGGATGAGCATGGAAGAATACCTGCAGGGGATCGAGAACGGCAGCGTTCTGTCGGAGGAACTGGACACCCTCGCTATGCGAAGCCGCATTTCGCGGCTGGATAAGCTCTATGCAGAAACGCTGAAGGCTCTTGACCGGCTGGGACGCAAGACAGAAGACCGCATGACGGATTTTCTGATGGATGCCTACAAGGATCGTTTCTACCACGGCATTTATGACGTGGCAGAACGGACGGGAATCATGAAGGCGAATGTCGCTATTGATGACGATACGGCACAAAAAATCGCCGCTGCTCCGTGGAGCGGAAAGTCCTATAGCCAGCGTATCTGGAAGAATGACCAGCAGCTCGGCGCGGTCCTTCGCACAGTCGTGTCGAATGGGCTGCACCGTGGACTGTCCGTCCCTCAGATGGCAAAAATGGTAGAAGACAAAATGCATGCCGGTCTCTCCAATGCGAGAAGGCTAGTACGGACGGAAATGAACTATGTTCAGAATCGTGCAGCCGCTGACAGTATCAAAGAGTCCGGCATGAAATACTACCGTTTCATTGCTACATTAGACAGGCGTACTTCTGTTATATGCCGGTCACATGACGGCCATGTCTATTCCATTGATGAATACCGCCCTGGTGAAAATGCACCGCCACTTCATCCTAACTGTCGAAGTACAATCGCGGGCAGCCTGAAAGGCTGGCATAGCGAAGAGGGCGCTCGAACTGCTAGGAATATTGATGGAAAAACGGTACATGTGCCTAAGGGTATGACATACGATACATGGTATGAAAAGTATATTATCCTACAGCCAGCTCCAGCTAAACCCCCGCTATCAATCCAGTCTATTAAAGACGGGGGTGCGGATATTTTTTTGGACCATTCTGGTAGTACTTACATTATCCCTAAGCTTTCTCTGTATTCTACTGGACT